TCTAAAATTTTTTTGTTGGTGTCTTGTATTGCAAAAATCACAAATTTTTTCACCAACTGAGTAGAAATCATTATACGCCAGAGTTGGTAGACCACGTCCTTTTTTAATTTGGCAAAATTGCCCACAATACGAAACCCAGCATTATACTGTGTGTTTTTTTTGCCAAAATATTCCATGATATCAACATCTTCCTCATATTGGCCAAAGTTAGCATCTGCCAAAATAACATGTTTGATGTTTAACTCATGAAACAAATCAATTTCTTCTTGATAGGTATTTTTTCTTCTTGACACTTTGTTATCAAATCCGCTGTTCCAATCACAAAACGTGCAGGCATAAGGACATCCACGAGTAAGAATATATGGTAACCACACTGCATCATTGTTTTGTTGCAAATCTTTTACCATTTCTGAAAACAGTTCTTTGCAGTGCAAATAAGGACTGGTGTTCAGCATTTTGACAAACTGATAGTCTGCAACTACTCTTTCTTTGGTGAGCGGGTGTTTCCATGCACAATTAGTTGCAGTGGTCTTAGCCAGTGGTTTTTGTAAAATTAAATGATCCAAAATGTTTGCAAATGCTTGTTCACCTGGGCCATACACCGCATAGTCAACAAAAGGATATTCTACAAAAAAATTTTTGTTGTAATAAACATCAATGTTTGGACCGCCAACAATAATTTTTATCTGATCTCCCAGTTCCTTTTTAACTGCACTGAGTTGATTCATTAACAATCCATGATTCCAGATAAAATGTCCAGTGCATGCAATGTCGACCCGGTTTGCTTTTATATAATCTATCAGTTCAGTCTGATCGACCACCTGTTGTATTGGCTTGCACCAGGTGACATAGCGCGAGAGAGTTGGATACAAAATATCTATATAGGTTTTTAAAGATAAAATTGTGGTATACAACCAGGCTTTTTGTTTTGCCCCAGCATTGTAAAACAATATTCTTACACTATTACCGGATATATTATCATCTACTTGTTCATCGCGCTTTAAACTAATACTGATAGGGTATGGACCATTTTCATGCAGCATGCTTTTTACGATAGTCCTCTACGGCTGCTCGTATAGCATCTTCAGCAAGAATAGAACAATGAATCTTGACTGGTGGCAATGCGAGTTCCTGAGCAATCTCTGAATTTTTAAGAGCTGCTGCTTGGTCAAGCGTTCGTCCTTTAACCCACTCGGTAACAAGAGAGGATGAGGCAATGGCACTTCCGCATCCGTATGTTTTGAACCTGGCATCTGTTATAATTCCGTTTTCAACTTTGATTTGCAATTTCATCACGTCACCACAGGCAGGTGCTCCCACCATGCCTGTGCCAACAGTGTCATCAATTTCAAACTTGCCCACGTTGCGTGGATTTTCGTAGTGATCAATTACTTTTTCTGAATAGGCCATGTGATATTCCTTCGCTGATTATAGCGTATTTACTTATTGATGTCAACCGGAACGGTTATACGCCGCGTTCTTTGCCGGCAGCTTGTTTGGCCGAGGCGGCCACAATGTCTTGCGCCTTGTTTACAGGCATTTTGGTTGCACCAGTGTCAGATCCTTTGTACATGATCACACCTGGGTTGTTTGGGTCAATAGGTTCTAGCACTGAGTCCAAGGGAGGCTGGCTCACTACACTTACGATGTTTCTATCATTGATTGGAAATCCCAAACTTCGTGCGGTGCTAATGAATGCATCTGTGCTGATTTGCTTTTGTGCATTTTGGTCATCGGCGCGGCCAGAAAGAAAATTCACTAGACCCATAAGTTTGTTTGGATCTAGTGAACTGGTGTTTTCGACTTCGTCGATTCTCATTATCTACGTGCTCGTCCCAGTGCAGCTTTAGGAGGAGGAGCACCTGTTTCAAGATCGGCTCCAACATCAGCACCCACATCAGCTCCAATGTCGGCACCCATCTCTGCACCCATCTCTGTGCCCGGTGCTGGAGGAGGAGTTGCACCAGGCACACCACTGGCAGCCATGCTGGTGTCAAGTGGAGCAGGTTGACCGGTTACCACACCCAAGGCTGTTTCTAATTGTTGTTTAGCACCTTGGAGATTTTGCACAAGCCCTTGCAATGCACCAGTGACGTCACTGTTGAATTGTGTGGCTTGTTCAATGCCAATTTGATTGCGAATACTGTCGACCAGTGCAGGTAGCTCTTTGAATTGCATCTCTGTTGTGTCTTCCAACATTGATTGCATTTTGTCTACCATGTCTTGTGCAGCCAATACCACTTGTGCTTGCTGAACTTCTGATTCTTTTAAGAACTGGTATGCTCTACGCAAACGGCTTTCAGCAGTCATTGTGGCTTGTGCATTGATCAATTGTTGTTCATCCGGAGCAAGAGTTTGTCCTTTTGCCAGTTTGTCTTTGGCTGCTTTGAGTTTGGCTGCGGCTGCTGGATCAGGCGTTGCTGGCGCAGCGCCGGCTGCTGGTGCACCGGGTTTTGGTGCTGCGGCTGCTGGCGGAACCATGTCTTCACTGACTCTGGCCGTTAATGCTTGTTCCATCATCACAAGTTTGAGATAGGCAGGATTGCGTTCACTGGTGTGACGGGTTGTGCTACGCTGATGTTCAGCAATCACACCGCGCACACGTTTTAGCATGACCTGTGCTTCTCGCACTGTGAGCTTGTTCACAGGCATTTTGGTCCCGAAGTAACTTTCAAATACTTTGGCTACTTGGCGGCTCTTTTTTGGTGTGGCCAGTTCGGTTAATTTCATTTGGCAAATCCTCTTAGTTGTAGATATTTAGCCGAATTTAAACATTTTTCAAGTTCTTGATTCAGCAGGGTAAGGTTTTCAATTTTAGGCGCAAGTTTGGTGCGCACCATTTCACGAAAGTCGGGTCTCGTACTACAATCTGCTTGCCCACGGCGGCAATAGATGTCAGCGGTCAGTGTTTGTTTTTTGTTGTCTAGTATGCGAATATTTTGTGCTAGTCGGTATTGTTGCAGGTGATCTGCCACGCACCAACTCATGGCAGTTTTTTTACTGCTGAATGCGCTCACTAGATCATCATTGTGATATACAGCAAAGCCTGAATTTTCAGGACGCAAATGATAACGCCCAAATGCCACATAGCCACCTTGTTCATCATCAATGATGAGTTCAGTGTAAACACGCTTGAGTTCACGCTCGGCAAAGCGTTCTAATTTTTGATCACGAGTCATAGTGTTTTGATGTAATGAGCTGTGAGCCACCCCACAATGCCCAGCAGCACGCCAATGATGCCTATGCCCCAGGCAATCAGTTGGTCATTGCGTTTTTCGCCCATTTGGCGCACAATGCCATGCACTTCTGTCACCATGTGTTTGACTTCGCCAACTTCTTGTTCCACTGTTTCTATTTTGAGTTCCAGCATGCGGTATCGTTCGGCACACAGCTCAACGTGGGCTTCAAGACTTTTCTTTTCAATGTCGGTGGTATCAACCATTATGGGGCTCCAATGCGTTATTTATGGCGGTAAACCAAATGTTTTGATTGGCTCCTTGAGCATGCAGTGTTGCTGTGATTGCTTCTGCTTCATTTAGTCCGGTGACCATGGGCACGCCTTCGCAATCACCTACTAGCCCGGCCAGGTCATCGCTGCCAAATTCACTGCTGAGTACCCCCTCAGCTTCTACTTCAAATTCAAAGTGCCAGCCATCTTTGTGCTTGGTAGGATACACAACATTCATGGGTTGTGTCCGTAAACTGGCAATCTGCAACAGGCTTTCCCAGTTGCGTTGTTGATTTCTGGCACGATTCCAATCTTCTATGGTTTCCAGTCGCAATCCACTCTTGGTAGTATACGGCAGTTGTTGGGCACGGAAATGTCCTGTGACACCAGTGAAGGTACAATCAAAAAGGGTGCGGCACAAGACTTTCATTATGTGCATATTTAATGCCAAAAGGAAACCCCGGATTTTTTACGTCCGGGGTTGGTGTTAATCCGTGTTAGATTAAACTGTTGTGAAGCTTGCAGTTGCGCTGACGTTGCCAGTTGGGATACCAATGTTCAAACCGCCTGTGGCGTTGGCTGTTTGAGCAGCGGCAACCAAGGTAGCAGTGGTGTAAGCGCCTGTGGGGTAGATAGCAATACTGATAGTGCCAGCTGTTGCACCTGCTTGGTACATAGCGATTGTGCCGCCTGCGCCGCCACTTGCGATGCCTGCACCAGACTGGATAGCTTGCAACACATTGTTCAAGTAGCCGTTGACATTACCAGCATTGGTAAGGGCAGCGTTGGCTGTCAATGAGAAGAAGTCCAGTTTTGGACCTGCCATTTGAACTGGGCCTTGGGCCGCAACGTTGGCTGTTCCAGAGATACTGCCGTTAGCAACGTCCAGTGCAAATACTGGTTGTGTAGTTCCATTTGTTTTTGTAAAAACTGCCATGATAATTTCCTTTAAGTTAAGTGGTCTCGGTGGACCTGCTTTTATTTATACAATCGGTAAAAATCATGCCGGTTGAGGATTATTTTGTGCCGCATTTCTTGCTGTAAAGTCAAATCTATTTACTGCTTTGGCATAGCCTGCAGGGGTGGCCATGACCCAGCCCTCGTGTCCAGGATCTTTCAAATCCAGCTGGCGCAGTATGTCCAGTTTCAAGTCATGCAACAACAAGAACAAAGTAAATGCTGCTGACAGCGCACCTGCATTGCTGGCTGGACTGTTCAAGTATTCCACAATGTTGGCAAATTTCTTGGGCGTGACCTTGGTCTGTAGCCACTCGCCAAATCCCGGCAACAAGTCGTCGAAGTTTCCGCTGGGCTGTTTGATTCTAAAATTGATGTAGTCCACACACAGTTTGGCTAGATCTGTGATCTGTTGTGCTCGCAGTTCGGCAGGGTTGAACAAGGTGGCAATGGCACGACCATCCCCACTGTTGGCCACAGATTTGATTTGTTTGATCAGGCCAGCATCGGGCGCAATTTCTTTGCCGCCAATGGGT